ACACACGCGGCGCTTCACCTTCGATCACCCAGACACCAATTATCAGATCGGCGTCGGCTCGATCGTAGGCCGTTCCATTTCCTTTCTTCGCGTAGACAACGAGGTCGCCGCCGCGGTCCATACGTTGCCGAATCGTTTTTACCTGAATCTTCGCAAACTCTCCGCTAACGGGATCTGTCGCAAGGATGTCGTAGGCTTCCGCCGTTTTCGACTCGTGTACGCGCCATCCGTTCGCCAGGAGCGCAAGCTGCGCCACTAACTCCGAATACTTACCGACAACTTCGCTAATATGTGCCGTATAAATCACCGCTTTCTGTTTATTTGAAGGAGGGGAAGCGCTGCGCCCCTCCGTTTAGAATCCGAGTTCTTCCGTTGTAGGTGGCGCGTCATTGTCCGTTGGCGTTGCATCAGTCTTCGTTGCGGCTCCGATCGAGAGACCGAGACGTGCGATATCAAAGCCGGCGATAACGAGGTTCTTCACCTGCTCCTCTTCGTCAGCAACGTACAGGCACGATTCAAAGTCCGCCAGGTCGAACGGTGCATCGCCCAGCTTCGCGAAGTTGGCGCGTTCTTCATCCGTCAGGTCGCGCTCCATTTTAACGATGGCGTTGAGCGATACTGTTGCGTTGGATCCGGTCCCTTTCTTCGCGAGTTTGAACGCGATAACGTCCAAGTCTTCGATATTGTCCTCGATGGCCGATTTCAATACCGCTTCTTGCTTCGGACTCAAGTCGACAACGATGTCTTTGCCGGTCGTTAGGTCGAAGAATGCACGCAGGTACCGTTTCTTACCTTTGTACAGGTACGCCTCGTCCGTAATCTCCTTCACTTCGTCCTCGCTGGCGCCGGCTTCTTTCGCGGCATTAGCGTCAGCATAAAGGAGTGCGCTCGCCTGATCCCATACGGTCGGATTCGACTCGACGTATCCTTTCGCGTTGCGGACCGCAGGATTCTTCGGTACGAACGTGTTGACCTTACCGTACATTCCGTAACCGTAGTATTCCGCGACGTCATTAATCGATTTTACGCCGACTTTATACGTCGTTCCGGACTTGAACGATTGGATCGGGCTTTCCTTGCCGCCTCCATTATCGTTACCTGCTGCCGCTGCCTCCGCGCCTACCTTCGTGAACATCGACATTCGATCACTTTCCTCTCGTTTATTTAGTTTTGCGGAAGGATTGCGCTCGTCTGCGTGTGCACTCCGCAGATTTGCGTCTTACGCTTCGGCAAGGTGACGGCGGATCAACCGCGGCCATCCTCTCTACGTGTCCGGAGGGTAATCTCCGAATAAGCACGCACTCCTTCCGTCGGGCATCTTTCCTGCGCCCGTGACGCGGCAATAACGGTGAGTCGGCGTGTCTCACATCTGTGTTAACTGCGCGTGGTGTCGCAGCCTGGCGGGAACCTTTCCGCCCTCGTTATTACCGCGTAGCCGACGCAGGAACATCGGCTTTATTCATACGACATACGCCGCGACCGCCTTCGCGACCTTTCGTTTCTCATGGCGTATCTTCTCGATATCTTCGTTCAATTGCGTTAAATATTCGTCAATGGCGGCGATACGCGCCTTCATCGCCAGTTTAACGGACTGACTGCGCGATTTCTCGGCGCGAAGAATACATGCGGCTCGCTCTACGTTGAGTTCGAGGCGGGCGATCGTATTGCGCCGGATTGTGGCGGACTCTTTGCGCTCAATCTTACGCAGCTCTCGCATAACAACGGATTCAACTTTCTCGCGGATATGAGACGCTACAACATCGCCTGGGTAAACGGTGAGGACGAAATCCTCTGTATCCGCAAGAATAAACGTGATATGACTCTTTGCGAACAGACGGGAAGGTTTCCCCTCCTCCGATATGATATTCGCAACAAACCGAGCTTTGCGCAGATTGGACCGAATCCATTCGTCAGCAACGCGCTTATCGACGCGAAATCGACTTACCGCGCTATCGATCGCGTGTTGTGATACCGATATCTTCATCCGACGCGCACCCCTTTCAGCGAGATGTCCGACGCGAAATAATCCGCGATATCTTCGTGCTCTTCGACGCCTCCGTTGTAGATTGCGTCAACAATGCGTGCATTTTTCGGATAATTGCGTTTATTTAGCGAAACCTTTGCGTTAGCAGTACGTAGAATAATTTGAGACATGATTAAGAACCCCTCTCAATTAGTTGACAAGATTAGAGAAAGTGCGGTAGAATTCCAATTGTTAAAATGCTTGAATTACATTTTATTACAACACGTAGTAAACAACATGTTTCATGCTATAATAAAAGGGTAATACTGTTGTAGAAGGTTTGACACTTTGCCTGAGTGCCAAACCATCTACGGGTATTATTAGGCCGTTAAAAACTCGCGTCTAATCCGAGGACCATCCGGAATATAATCGGTAATATCACCGTGAATACTTCGGTCATACAGTCGAGAAAGATAGCGAAGTTTACGGACTACAATTTTTCGTTCGAGGCCAAGCGATTTGCCGATCGCATTTGGAACCTCACCTCTCTCAGTCCCTTTGATGATTGCCGTCATCGTAGGGTCAAGATGAATCTTCGCGGATTCTTTGATGAAGGCGGCCAATCTTTTTTGGTCGTCTTCGTCTTTTTTTGCTAGAGAAGGATATTCGTCTGGCGGAGCCGTCACTACGATTAAAGGATTTGCCGATCCTTCGTAGTCCTCTTCCTCCCCCTCGGACACTTTAAACCGTTCTTGCGGTAGTCTCTTACGCTGCCTTTGCATATCGCGGCAAAAATTGAGTCGACCGTTCTTAAGTGACCGGGACAGCGCTTTTCCGAAATCCTTCACATGCGGGCTCTCCGATAACTTCCAGACTGCATTATCGAGGATTTCGTCCGCAGCATGATCGTCTCCAAACCCCATTCTATGTAGCTGAGAACGGTTCGCCTTTCGAAACAGACGTACGGACTCTCGATACAATTCCTCGAAATCCACCGGAACTCCCGAAGTGAAGAAACGCTGTGCCAAACTATTCAATTTTGAGAAATCCAACAATACCACCTCGTTATTCTTTATTAATTTTCCCTTACATACGTTATGACACCAAGCTTTGCACGATCGGACACTTTTAGATGAAAAATATGCTAAAATATTTTCGGACACACTTTGCATCTTGGAGGAGCGCACATGGTACCAGTTGCCGTGCGCTGCCGTATATCCGATCTTGCTCACGAAAAAGGCTGGTCGCTTGGTGAACTCGCACGACGCACAGGTATCAGCAAATCGACGCTATCTTCGTACGACACCATGCGAACTAAAAATATGCCACTACGGATAGCCCTTGCTATATCAAACGCGCTCGAGTGCAGCCCGATCGATCTTTATATCTGGAAATGGCGGTAGCGCAAGACGTGGGAACTTTTGGTTCCTGCGCGGCTTGCCTGTCCACGATTGTGTACACGCCTTCCATTATATAACACGCTTGGATATATTGTCGATATATCTTGCGTTTTTGTAACCAGAATTTACCGCCGATAGTCCCATTGATTGCGCGAAATTATTTACGTCTTTCACATAACGCGGTGTTAATGCGCACTCCAATCGGACTAGGCCGCGCAGATCACTCGCGATACGATTTCGCCACGCACGCCCCGCCTCGTCGTTGTCGCGGAATATGACGACGCCCTCAATCGGTGACCTCACGATCATATCGCGCTTGCCGGCGTTCCAGGACGTAGCGCCACCGGTCGCAATCGCGGGTACGCCCGCCGACATCAACGTCATAGCGTCAACCTCCGCCTCAACGATCGCCACTTTCCGAAGTCGCCGCGAGTATACGACGTCGATTCCGTACAGCATTTCGCGGATAGGCCGGCCGCCCTTTTCGTACCAGAAGACCTTCGTATCGACGCGGCGGTACTTAATCGCTCCGAGGCTGCCGTTTGCGTTGAACCACGGAATGACTATCGCCTGCCTCTCGCGGTCGTATCCGATACGCATGAGCCGCTGGACCGGTTCGCTAATGCCACGCTGGCCGAGATACGGATGACGCCATTTATAGCGGTCGAGGATGCGCATGTCTAGCGGCCGGTAAATGCGGCGCTCCTGCTCGATTCTCAGCGGTTTAAGTTGCGGAAGGCCGTCCGAGTTGGTGTGCGCGCCGCTCGTGTCCTCTCCGTACTTATATCGCAAATACTCAAGCGTTTCGGCCGTCGTCTCGTTGCGCAGAAAGGCGAGCAGCTTAACGATGCCGCCGCGCTGCCATTCCGGATCCTTTGCGCCTAGATCGCCCCAATAGCCGGCCTTTGCGTCGGCCGTGTCCGTCGTGTAGACGTAAAAGGACGGTGTGCGATCGTAGCGAAACGGTGAGACGGCGATTAGGCGGTCATGCGTCCAGGTGGCGCGCTCCCATTCGAATTGTTCGAGTTCAGCGCGTACGTCGATATCAAACATACGTCCTCACTCCGTATTGTTCCTTGAGGTAATCGCGGATCTTATGGTACTCTTCCTCGGGGATGCCCAAACTCTCTAGGAAGTCCATAAAACTGTCACTGGCTGCCTTTTTAGTTAAGGCGTACATAAGAGTACTGAACATCTCGTTATTCATATCGTGCCTCCCTTATATAGCTATACAAGTCGTCCGCAAAATCACACGCTAGAACGCGAATTGACTTGCGGCCGCACTTCCGGTCTCGAACTCGCGGACAATTCCGTAATTCGGCAGAAACATGATTTCAATTTGCGTATCCTCCCCGCCGTTCCGCCCTTTGCCGAGCTCCAGCATGCCGCGTCCTTCGTGCGCCACCGTATCGATGCCGATAAGCAGCGCCGCGTCTTCGAGTATCGCTTTACTCTTTTTCACGTCGGCCCGTTTTGGCGGCTTCAATTCGCGGATACCGTCCACCTTCTCCGTTTCGTCCTCCTCGGCCTGTGTAATGACGTGAATGACCGCGCCAGTTGAGCCGGCAATCCTACGCAATGCCTTCGATGTTGCCGCAACGTCTCCGCCAGCTACACGCGATGTATTCGCCTCGAAGTCCATATAATAGATCGGATCGATTATGACGACGTCAGCCTTTGTACGCCTAATGTCCGCCTCAAGCTCGCGAATTGTACGGACGCTAAACTCCGCATCATCAACGGCACGAAGCGTTATGTTACCCGCAAGCGTAACCGGCAGCGTCTTCGCGAACTCTCGCAGACCTTCCTCGAACTCTGGCGATAGGTTACCGGTAAGGAGCGCGCGGTTTTCGAAGCCAGCCTCGTACTCAGCGCCGTCGATCATCGCGGTCACTAGTCCTTGGCGCGCTGATAAC